CAGTAAGCTCTCGTTCTAAGTACTCGTGCATGTTCTCTAACTTAGGTTTAGCATCACGAATAATCTTACGTATGAGAGCTAACTCATCTCCTTTAAACAGCTCATGTAATCGTTCTTCGGGTAAGCCACCCAGTTCCGTTAGGATGGCCCCCGAATGATTGACAATAATTCTAAAAGATAATATGTTAGCTTCCTTTGCTTTCATATTTAATACCTACGTTATTTCACAGGCGTTACCGACACAAGCTAACTCCTGTGAACCGGTAGTGTTATCTTCTTGTTCAAAGTAAACTAAGTCATTCCAGTTCACGTTCTGTGGCATTGACTCAAGAAGCTTATTGTATTCATCAGCATCTATATCTTCATAGGGTGCTTGTTGATATACATGGTCGCTAACAGGCAGTAAGCTAATACCTGAACAAATATCAAAGTTATCCCATATCCACTGAGCAACTTGTAAGTACTCATCATCTGTATAGTACACAGTGATGCTTGGCTTATGCTCACACCAAGAGTTTTGATAGGTCTTCCAAAGCTTTAACTGCTCCATAGCCCCTACTTCTTTTACTACTACACTAGAGTCAGGTGCTTTAACGGGGAAGCTGTACACCACAGAAGACTCTGACATTACGTCTTGTTCTACTGGGAATCCTGCTGCTTCCATAAAGACTGCAAGCGGGTCTTTCTTGTCTGAACGTACTCTCCGAATGTAATGTTTAGAGAAACGAGGGTGAATCCCAGAAGCAGAATCGACAAGCTGAGACACAGTACCGCTAGGCTTAACACAAGTAATAGCTGCAGACTGTTCAATGCCAAGCTTCTTAGCCCATTTCTTATTCGTTGCGATAGCGACATCTCTTAAACTCTCCAAAGTTTTCTCTAGTTCTTCTTGGTCTTCTTGACCAGACAATAGTTTGTTGTCCATTATACCAGTCATGCTTAAACCAAGCAATGCTTCGTCTGATGTGTTCTTGTGCCAGATGTTTCGCAAGTATCTAAAGTCTGTAAGAGTAGCCTGAAGCGTACCAATAATAGCGGCTAGTTCTACTTTTTCTTTTAGTGTTTCTGTTGTATCATCTTCACGTACAACAACCTCAGATAGGTTACAGAACTGATTACTGCGTAGGATAATCTCGGAGCAAGGGTTAGTACCAAAGTCCTGTTCAGCATCTCTACGACCATTACGAGCTGCAATATTCTGAGCAGCTACACGACTAAACAATCCTCGTTCACCTGCACGGCTTTCGTATAGAGTCTTCATTTCGTTTATGAAGGCTTCAAAGTCTGGCTTCTCTGTGTACGCTACACTGTTGTTAGCCAATCGTCTATGACCATCTGCTTCCCACCATGCACCTGTCTTAGCTTTAGCCATACGAATGTCTGATAGGTTTGATAGACTTATAAGTGCTGAGCGTCTAACGCCACCAACAACTACAATGTCTGCCACTTTACACACAACATCGTGACACTCAATGCTTGTGAGCTTACGACCATTTGCTTTCTGGAATACTTCTACACAGAATCTAAACAAGTCAGCTAGTGGAGCAGAACCTGATGCACGACCACCAAAGGTCTTGAGTCTAGCACCTGAAGGACGTACCTTACTCATATCCCACTTAGGAATCTTACCGGCATAGAGCATAGCAATAAGCTCACGGAATGCACTAGCCCAACCAATCTTACTGTCAGCTACTACAATCGTTGTGTCTGTGTTGTGGAATGTCTCGGCTACTACTGGTAGCTTATTGATAAAGTTACGCTCAACACTAAACCCAACCCCTGTACCACACATAAGAACGTACATCAGCTCATCAAAGCTTCGGGGTGAATCAATGGCTAAGTAACTGCAGTTGAATCCGGCTACATTGTCTTTGTCTAGCGCTTCACCTGCTGTCATCATGCACCGCATAGAGGGCATAACTTTTTGTGTTAGGATTCCATCATACACACGCTCAGCTGTTTTCTTATCAAGCTGCTTGCGATTAACCCAGAAGTCTACATAACGCTGTACTGTTTCCTCCCAAGTTTCACGCCTGCCTTCTTCTGAAAGCCATCGTGCATATCTGGATTTATGTATAAACTGTTGATACTTATCCATTCACTACTCCATGCCGTCATATTCAGGGTGAGTAAATGTTACAGCTTGCCAAAACTCTTTGTAGAAAGACAGTACATCTTCCTTGTTTTTCCATAAAATTACTGCGGGTACATACACTGGTGAAACTAAAAATAATACTATTGCTTTTAAAAAATATTGATGTCTTGCTCTCATGTTAACTCTCCTGATATACATTGCCGATAGATAGTGTTAGAAATGGTAGCTGTATTACGAGCCCCTCAAATGGCATTACGTCATGTTCGCCATCTTTCATTGTCCATACGGGTCGACTATCACAAAATTCTAAATCGAGCCCGATTCCATTTCTTACTTCTAAACTAAAAAGTCTGTTCCAAAAATAAAATGTCATCTGTATTTTCCTTTGTTTTTTTGCGTTCGGTCTTAGCTTTAGAAGACCTTGTTATCTTTTTAAATTTCTTTTTGCGCTGAAAGCTTTTACGCCTTTCTTCTTTTCTGTCCATTATAACCAACCTAAATTTGTAGCGTTGTTTAAAATAATCATAAAACAGGTAGCGATGTGGACGAGCCACCAGAAAGTTCTAATAGCCGCCACTGTATCTGCTTGTTTATCCGTCTCTCCTACCTTCTCTCCAAGAGACTTAGCCCAGATACGCCACCACTTAGTCATTATCAGGTAGATTTGTTTTAGTAAGTCTGCTCAAGTACCAAGCAGCTTTTTGTAAATCTTGTACTGCATTAGACTTTCTTTCGTAACGCCACAAGTATTTAATAGCGTTGCCCTTTAGGTAGCCTTTGAAAGCTTCAGGGGTCATGCTCTCTTCAATAGCTTCTATGCACTCTACCTTGCCATAGTTATAATGCGAGGGGCTATTTACATTGTCGGCTTTTTCATTACCCCAACAATCTTCAAAGTCTCCTGCATCAGCAGTAACCACAGGGTCAGTACCTCTTGTGCTATCAAATACCCAGTTAGAGTTGAGGCGTTTCATGTACTCCTCAAACGTGGGCTCACCTACTTTGTTTGTTTTAAAAGTTACTTTATCCCAATCAGCAGGGGTTGCATCATCAATGCTCATTCTTAAAGTCCTCTCTTTTCTTTGCGTTAATCCACTTGTCAGGTATACTATCTTCACTGAACCATCTAAAGTTGTTCTTATCTGCCCACTCAGAGTGTGAGCGCCTTGTTCCATCCTTACGTACCTTAGCTTGAGGCATGGGTGCGCTTGGGTTAGCAAACAGAAACACTAGCTCGATGTCATCAGGAAGAGCTTTGTTAATCCAGATATACTTACTATACTCTGCACTGTCCCAAAACCTGCCCTTTGCTTCAAGCAATATCTTCTTGCCGTCAATAACTCTAACAAAGTCAGGCTCGTATTTGTGGCTAATAGTGTACTCAACCTTATCAACATGATGCTCCCAGTCATCTAGGATTCCTGAGTGAAGTTCATATTCCCAGTTAGAGTCATAACCCTTAACTAGGTTTTTCTCTACTGGTCTTTTGACTCTTGGTTTCCTAAAGCCCTTCCTAACTTTTTTCAATGTAGTGTTGCCTCCCTGCGTTCAAGCTCAACGCTGACTAAAAGCAGTAGTGCTTCTAAAAACTGCTCGTCAACATCAGCGATTGTCTTGTTTGAATTATATAAGTAGCTTCCTATAGCTATTATAGCGTCTTCTATTCCTAGCGTTTCGACATCTTCCACACTATGTCCTCGCTTGTAATGTCTTCTATTTCTTTATCTGGGAATATTTTTAGGAGCTGCTTTATCTTTTTGTTTAGCCACTTGTCTGTATAAAAGCTAAGCCTTAGTTGACCCTGACCCCAAATATGTTTCTGGTCAGGCAGCATTTCTTCCATGTTATGTTCATTAATCTTATCAGCTTCTACTTCGTCAACCAAAGACCTCAGCCACTCAAGCTGAAGTCTTTTAGATTGCTTGTAGATTCTTTTGCTTTTCCTACGATTCATAGTACTTCATCCACCTTGGGTTCTGCTACGACTTGAGTTAGATATGTATAGCCTGTAGAATATTTAAAAGTTCTAAGGCCTTCGCCATCGTTAGCATCTTTGTGACATTCGTGTTTATACTTACACCACGAACAACCTTTAGGTAACTTCATATTACCTTTCTTTCCATCAGGTATGGGAGTATAACATAGTTGAGGCGGTTTGTCAAGTTTTAATTCATCTAATAGGGTAGTTATTTTAGTATTGATGTTGGGTTTATCTAAGTCATCGGGAGTGTACATACACAGCTCACCGCTTTCTTTGTTGATAACTAGGAAGCCGCCCTCATCTGTACCCTCTGCTTCTTCATACCCTGCAAGCTGTCCGAGATAACCAAAGGGGTCATCAGCGGCTAGTGTGCCGTTCTGAAACTTATTGAATGCAAACTTAGATGCAGACTTAACGTCAACTACTTCGCCATTAATCTTACAATCCATGTGCCCTACAATGCCGTTAACCTTAACTTCTTTCTGCTCATCGGTTACACTGTGTCCTGCCATACGAACAAGCATTAACACAATCTCTTCAAGCACATGACCATACAAGAACTTAATCTGTGTTGCTCCATCAACAGAGCCACGACCATTGGGGTCTCGTTTCTCAAACCACATCTGACGAGACGGCTTACCTACGTTAGACATTCTAACAGTGAAGTCGGTGTCACGCTTTCGGGGTGTAGCCCAGTGCATGATAGCTTCTTTCATTGATGCCATAGTTTCATCAAGCGCCTCCTCCGTTATTGGAAGAGGCTCGCCATCTGAAAGTTTCTCAAGCATGTTATATATGTCAGGAACTATAGTATTAAGCTTGCTCATAATCTAACTCCTTAAACGCTTTGATTACATCAGTAGAGAATAACTTCTGCAAGTTTAAAAGATACATCTGGCTTGCTCGGTTATCACCGCCTGAGACAGTCTTAAAACTATCAAGACCTTTTACAATCTTCTTGAGAGTCTTGGTGTTGAATACCAGTGTGCAGTATTCATCATCACCGACACATAGGTTATGAAACCAATAGTCTGATTCGGTTGCATCAATACCTGATGGCTTACCCCAAGACTTATATTCAATGCAAATGTTACCAGTCTTTTGCCATAGGTCACGCTCTGATTTTACTTCTATCTTTTTGTTGGTGAGCATGTCTGCAATTTTATCTTCACGCACTTCACCATACTGTAAGTCTAAGTCGAATTTCTTTCTGTCTGCTTTAGTGGGTTTCATGCCAACCATCTCCGATGTTATAGTCCCCGTCAAGAGGACAGTTTAAGTTTAAGTTAATTCCTGCTTGTATAATAGCTTCAACGCCTAGCTCACCTACTTTGTCTGCGACTGATGCTCGGCACTCTATCTGCCACTCATCATGTACATTAGCCACAAACTTAGCGTCTAATCGCATTTCTTGTATGCTGTTGTCCAGTATAACCAATGCTTCTTTCATAACTATAGCACCGGCTGACTGGAGTAGTGTATTGAGTGCGGCATGTTCAGAGCGCACTGCAACCTTACGACCATCTAAACCTTTTAGGAATCCCTTTTTACTTTCTCTCTGTACTCGTTGGACAAGAGATTTAAATGATGGGAGGCTATCAAGAAATTTGTTTCGTAGTTCTCTACCTCTTGCTTTACCTTGCTTAGCCACTGCCCCAAGCTTTGCATCTCCTGCTCCGTATAAGAGGGCATAGATGAAAGTCTTTGCCTGATTTCTTGATTCAAGTCCTGCAAGGTTTTGATTTGTAGTGTGGATGTCTCCGTTGAGAATTTCATTTGTATATCCCTCATCGTTCATATAGTGTGCAAGCATTCTTAGTTCTAGTCCAGAAGCATCAATGCCCACCAGTTGATTGCCATCTTTTACAGTCCAACACTCACGACACTCCTTACCATAGGGTGAGTTAGTGCTCGGTATTTGAGCGGTGTTGGGATGGCTGTGTGTCATACGCCCTGTCACTGCACCATTGTGGTTAACGTATCCTCGTATCCTGTTGTCAGGTTCAAGTGCTTTAAGCCAACTATTAACCTGAGCCAAGCGCTTTTGAAGCATTAGATACTCAGCAATCAAAGCAGCTTCAGGTATGTTTTTAACCTTTGACAATGTACCCTCATCAACAATTGGCTGACCAGTAGGTGTAAAGTTTTTAGGCTTCCATCCTGCATCAACTAAGTACTCACCGATTTGTTTACGAGAGCCTAGATTGAAAGGTATAGATGTCTTACGAATGACATACTCTTTGGTTCGGTTCATCTCAGCCCACTCATCATCGCTAAGACGAACGCCTCTGTTATCAAAGTCTTGTCCAAGTTTAGACAGAGCACCAGATTTTGTGTACTTAGGATAGAGTGCTTGCTTTATAATCTTAGGTTTAAATGTTTCGTGGACTGTAGTCTCTACCTGAGACAGCTTATCTTGAAACATTGCAACTAACATCATAGCTTTCTTGGTGTCTAGCTCGAATCCGTTACATACT